ACCAATGCCTACATTACCCGCTGACGTTATTCTGGCTCGTTCTGTGTTGCTAGTGCCAAAAGTAATTACACCAGATTCGTTGTTAACAATAGCAAAATTAAGGTTGTCATCATATCCAAGGAACATTCCATCTGTTGCGCCTGTTCCAGATGTTGCATTAGTAAATTTAATGGCTGCTCGACCAGAAGTAGTTCCATACAACTCTAAAGTTCTAGAACCAGAATCTCTAGGTGTAATGGAAGTAGCACCAATACCTACATTGCCTGCGCTGTCAATACGCATTCGTTCTGTTGCGGCAGTATTAGTGGTTACAGACCTTGTTCCAAAAACCAAATCACCAAGTGTTTGTCCAGATGTGCTAGTAGTGTTAATTCCTATTTCAGCAGGGGGAAAATTACCATTTGCTGATACATAACCAAAGCCAATAGTTTGAATGGCTGTTCCAGAGCTTGCAAATTCTCCCGCACCAATCTGTAAATATGGGTAGCCAAATGTTGTAGGTATTGCAGAGCCAGAACCTTGTGTGCTTCTATAAACCCAACCAACAGGCAAAGTTGCAGATGATGTAAACCCTTGGATTTTTGCGTAAGGCGAACTTGTACCAATACCCAACCCTGTTGTGGTGAGGCGCATACCTTCTGTGTTGTTAACACTAAAATACATCGGAGTATTTTGTAGATTGCGCAACCCTGTTTCGCTACTGGTTGTGTAAATACGGAAATAATCTGTTCCGTTGATATTGAAATATCCGTTTGCTACTGCACCCGCAGTATTTGTTTGCACTCTGAAGTTTGCTTGCGCACTAGCACCTGACGCATTTTGCAGTAATGTTGTCCCATCAAAAGTAAGCGCAGAACCAGTAACCAATCCAGTTGCACTTGTTGCATAAGCTACGCCATTGGTTGTGTAACCCGCACCAGATGCTTGGATTGTTCCGCTTGTAGCGGGTAGGTTTAAAACAGTAGAACCCGATACCGCAGGGGCTTGTAGTGTGACTGAACCGCTGGTATCGCCAGCAATGACAATTGAACTCATAGGACTACCCACCTTGATCCTGAACTTACAGTTACCGATTGCCCACTTGCCACAGTGACGGGGCCAGAAGACATGCCTGAGCTTCCAGCTGCTATCGTGTAGCTTACTGAAACTGTTTGGTTGTTAACAACAATGCCGTTGCTTGCATTGATTACAGAAGACGCTAACTCGCCAGTGCTAGGCTTATACAAAAGTTTTGCATTACCTGTATAAATTGTGCTTGCCGTACCGCTTGTAGCGTCTGCAAACAATGGATACAGATTGCTTGCAGTGGTTGTATCGTTAGAAACTGAGACTGATGTACCTGACGAAACAGTAGCCCAAGATGTATTAGTCCCATCTGTTGTCAGGTACTTGCCTGAGTTACTTGTCTGGCTAGGGGCTAATGCGTTAAATGCAGTGTTAGCCGTAGTCTGTCCTGTACCACCATTGGCAATAGGAAGAGTACCTGTTACACCAGTAGACAAAGGCAAGCCAGTTAAGTTGGTTGCAGTACCGCCTGATGGAGTACCCAAAGCACCACCATTGACCACAACCGCACCAGAAGAGCCTGTATTGACCGCTAGAGCCGTTGCTACACCAGTTCCTAGACCTGACACACCAGTAGAGATTGGAAGCCCTGTAGCGTTCGTTAAAGTTGCGCTAGTAGGTGTTCCAAGGATAGGAGTCACCAATGTAGGTGAAGTAGCAAATACTGCTGATCCTGAACCTGTTTCATCTGTCAAAGCACCTGCAAGATTGGAGGAGCTAAATGAACCCAAAGATGTTGCGTTGCCAACAGAAGTGACTGCACCTGTTAAGTTAGCATTAGTGGTGACACTACCCGCTGTTAAACCAGAGGCAGTACCTGTGATGTTTGTGCCAACCAAAGCAGATGGAGTGCCTAGAGCAGGAGTAACCAAGGTTGGGCTATTGGCAAAGACCAAAGCACCTGAACCAGTTTCGTCTGTTACGGCAGAAGCTAGATTGGCAGATGATGGAGTACCCAAGAAAGTAGCAACACCAGTACCCAAACCACTTACGCCAGTTGAGATTGGTAGTCCTGTTAGGTTAGTTGCCGTACCAGAAGCAGGAGTTCCCAATGCGGGAGTCACCAAAGTAGGACTGTTTGACAAAACAACAGAGCCTGTACCAGTAGAGCTAGTTACACCAGTACCACCATTTGCTACTGGCAAAGTTCCAGTAATGTCAGCAGTAGAAAGACTTACTGCATCCCATGAAGCGTTTGTGCCATCAGTTTGGAGATACTTATTTGCGTTACCTGTTTGGGTAGGTAAGAGGTTATTCAAAGCAGCAGTAGCCGTAGAAGCACCAGTACCGCCATCAGCAACCGCTAAATCAGTAATACCAGTGATTGAACCACCAGTAATATTGGCAGAAGCATTGTCTGTTTTAGTCGCTATAGCAGTCTGAATATTGTTAAATTCAGTATCAATCTCAGCACCCTTAACAATCTTTAGAGGATTGCCAGGAGACAGATTGTCTTTAGTAGCGAAATTGGTTGATTTTGTGTAATTAGACATAATTTACCTGTTACCCTATTTTGCCATCTTTTGCTTGGATTTCAATCTTTTGCAAAGAAAATGACGAATTGTTAATAGTTGTTTCGTAACCAGTTTGAACAATCTTTCCAGCGCCTGAAGCATTAGCGGTTAAAGTTTTAATCGGAACGCCACTTGTGTATTCAGCGATGTTGTATTCAGCAATACCATACTCATAGCTAACTTGTGTAGGAATATAGATGTTCTCTGATTGATAAGCACCAGAATAATCAAAACCCCACTTGATCGTCAAAAACTGATTAGAACCACCAATAACGATGGCTGTAATATTTTTAAGGATAGAAATCTGATTAGGGTTTCCTAAGTCAGCATTGTTTGTATAGTAGGCAAAACGATAAGTAGCATCGTAATCTAAGTAAGTTCCATACTTACCGATATACCCATTCTTACCAATATACAAGTCACCATTACGCAAAGAACGTAAAGCAGTTGGTGCAATCGAGTCCCATTTCGTTACACGAGAAGAACCATCTTGCAAAGATTGCTTGGTATCGAAGCAGTAAACTTGGAAAGTAGCGGGTAAAACAAGCAGATAAAAGGCTTCTTTTTCTGAGTAAACAGACTTCAGATTAGCCAATGTTTCGCTTGCCAATGATGAATTTAGGTCAAAACGAACATTCTTTGACAAGTCTCTCAGGGGTGCAGACTTCTCTTGGATAGTCCTCATCAGTGAACGAACACCTGAGTCTGACAAGAAAATAACATCAGAACCAACGCTTTGAATCGTATCTCTAGCAATACATCCAATAGAGCCAATTGTGTCGCTCAGAACCAAGGATGCGGGTGTTGAAGCACCAGAATAGACAAGAATCTGTCGTTTACCAAAGATAAACAAGAAATCATTGTGAGCTGCCAAGCCCATAATCTCATCTGCACCATTAGGCCACACACGGGAAACATCTAAATTCCCTGAAGTGCCACCACCCCATACATGACCTGCAATCAGATCAGAGAAAGTAACAGTTACTTTGTCAGTAGATGTATTAGCCACCCATAGGCGACCAAATGCTGATATAGCAATATTAGCTTGTGGAACAGTAGCCACATAACCAGACTTTTCTGAGACTCTGCGGTAAGTAGTTGTACTTACTGCGGGGTCATAAATCAGAGGATCGTGACCTGTTTGGAAGAAGTACGCAATCCCATTTAAGGATGCAGTTTGCCAATTAGATGCAGTGATAGTGGGAGCAGTACCGCCACCACCATAGGTCAACTCAGTCACCGCATTGGAAGTACCAAGTTTGAATATTTTGTTGTTGCCAGCAAATAGAACTGTAAGAGTTCCGTCAGTCTGGACTAATTCATGGATTACACCAACGTCATTAGCACCTAAAGCACCAGAGGAGGAGTTAACCCTTGACCAACCTTTTCTAGCACCAATACGACCATACTGATCCAAGATGCAGTTAGTCGCAACCAAAGCAAAGCCAGCCCCTAAATCAAGGGGAGAATCTTCAGTATTCAGGCCATAAAAGCCTGGTGCTGAGAGACTGTAACTTTGAAGTTGTGCTGCCATTAAACCGCCACAAAGTTGTCTTCAGGATAACGAGTGGACTCCAATGCAATAGCATCAGAGAGCATTCCTCTAAACAAGGCATAAGCCTCGGAAGAGTTTGTTCCACCATCTTCACCACGCTCAATCAAAGCACGAGCATAAGCACTTTGAGTCACCAAGTAGTCCAAAACCTTGACAGAAGTGCCATCAGCAGACAAATTAGCCTGTGGGATGGTCAAATCAAATTTAAGCGTATAGACACCATTTGGGATGGGAAACAAATCAACCTTTGTGTCGCCACTGCCATCTACACCACTAAAGCAATATTCAGTAGGAACGCCTTGAACTGGTGTGCCAAAGTTCAAATTGCGGTTCATGTCTGAAACTGCAATGTTGCTTAATATAATATAGTTTGTCGTATTAAGAGCTTCAGCAATACGAAACTTCTGACCCGCACCTGTCAAAGCATAAGAACTTGTACCAGAAGTAGTACTAACTGTAATTGTTTGTCCTAAGACATTCCAATTGTAGGAATCTTCAATCTGACGCTTGGCATCATTGACAAACTTGCCAATCAAAGAAGAATAGGTTGTTTCGCCAACAGTAGAGACTGTGCTTTCACGCAAGCGAACTAACACATCGTTAACAAGTTCTAAGTAGGTCATGTTCGTTGCGCTCCTGAAACTTCAAATGTGGCAATAAAACTGAAGGAACTACCCGCTTCAGTAGTAATTTGAATCCTATCGCCTTCTTCTAAGACAATATAAGCCGCACCATCAAATTGAAGGTATTGCTTTGAAGTTAAGTTGTAAGTAGTAAGAATGTCTAAAGTGGTTGCCGCACTTGCGTCATACCATTGAACAGTAATATGTTTAGTCGAACCACCAGTATTGTGAATGTACATCACAGTAAACTTGGCGTAATAACCCGTAGGAACTGTATAAACAGTTGTCAGCGTTGCGGCTGTTGGGTTAATTCCGACAGATACTGGTCTCACTTCATATTCCTCTTAGAGATCGCTTTAGCCTTGGCTTTAGCGTCTTCCTTGGACGTTGCGCCCCAAGCTCTAAGAGAAAGTAAAAGTCGGGTAGGCTTTCCATCTTTCATCTCAGCGCCAGGCATATTGCCCATTCGTGCTAAAAAGGATGCCCTACGAG